CTTGACCGTGTGTCGCCTTTAACTGGTGTTCTAGATTACCAATCTGTGACTGTATGTTTGGTCGGTGGAAAGAACATCGAGGGCGAGGCTGAAGACAACTTCACAGAAGTCCAAAAAGAAGCTCTCAAAGAGTTAATCACCGTATCTAGAATTTCCAATCCAGACTTACAGGTTCTGGGACGCAAGGAAATTCAAAAGCAACGGACCACTGGCCCTGCGCTCGACCTCACACCTTACAGATAGGATATGACATGGATACTCATGAAGAAAGCACGTTGCTTGGCCACGGGCCTTGCGACAACTGCGGGTCCTCGGACGCCAACGCTGAGTATTCTGACGGACATACCTTCTGTTTCTCATGTGAGGCACACAAGCCCAGCACCGACCACGCACCTAAGACAGTGAACAAAAGAAACCCTGATCTCCTCCCTATCGGGGACTATGTTTCACTGGCTAAACGTAAGATCACTGAGGCCACCGCTCGTAAGTTTGGTTATTCAACCTCTACCTTCAAGGGTCAGACGGTTCAGATTGCCAACTACAAGCGTAATGGTCAGATCATTGCTCAAAAGGTGCGGTTCCCAACGAAAGACTTTATGTTCGTGGGTAACGGTAAAGAGTGTGGGCTATTCGGGCAGCACCTGTGGCGCAACGGTGGGAAGACACTCTGTATAACCGAAGGCGAGATTGATTGCCTCACGGTTTCTCAGGTCATGTCGAAAGACAACAAATGGCCTGTTGTGTCTATTCCCCAAGGCGCTGCGGGTGCTGCGAGGGCGATCAAGCGTGAGCTTGAGTTCGTTTCGTCATACCAAAAAGTAGTGATCATGATGGACAGCGATGAAGCTGGTCAGAAAGCTGCGCTAGAGATTGCACAGTTACTCAAACCTAACCAAGCGTATATTGCTGAGTTACCTGCGAAAGACCCGTCAGAACTTATGATGGCTGGTCGATCCCCTGAGATACTTACGGCGTTCTGGGAGGCAAAACCTTACCGACCAGATGGTATCGTATCTGGCGCTGACCTCTGGGACGAGATCATATCCGATGATGACACAGACAGCGTTCCTTGGCCCTATGAAGGCCTCAACACCATCACTCACGGACTGCGCAAGAGAGAGCTAGTCACACTGACCGCAGGGTCTGGTGTGGGTAAGTCTCAGGTGTGCCGTGAGATTGCCTACCATCTAATTAAGCAGGGTGAGACCGTAGGCTATGTTGCTCTTGAAGAGAACTGCAAACGCACAGCCTTGGGCTTGATGGGTTTGGCAATCAACAAGCCCCTGCACATCTCCAAGGAAGGAGTATCAAATGCTGATCTTAAACTTGCTTTCGATGACACCGTGGGTTCTGGTCGTGTTTACCTCTACGATCATTTCGGTAGCCTGTCTGCCAACAACCTCCTCGACAAAATTAGATACCTTGCGAAGGGCTGTGACGTTAGCTTCATTGTCCTCGATCATCTCAGTATTGCTGTCAGTGGCCTTGAAAACGGCTCAGATGGCAGGGCCTTAGACGAGCGCAAAGCTATCGATGTTTTGATGACCCAATTGCGATCTTTGGTTGAGGAGACAGGGATCGGTATGATCCTAGTGTCACACCTCAGACGCCCTGAAGGTAACAAAGGGTTTGAGGAAGGCATTGCGACCTCACTCAACGCACTACGAGGCAGCGCAAGTATCGCGCAGCTATCGGACTCAGTGATCGGTCTCGAAAGAAACCAGCAATCTGAGGACGAGGCAAACCAAGTGACTGTTAGGGTCCTGAAAAACCGCTTCAGTGGCGAGACAGGTATAGCGACCACGCTCTACTTCGATAAACAAACAGGTCGGCTTTCAGAGAGTGAGTTCACACAAGATGAATTCAACGCTGAATACTGATCAAATCTTTGAGAACGCTGAGACTTACGCAGTCTTGGCGGCTCAGAACCCAGATGTGTACGCTAATGTCTACACCTACTGGAACAACCTAGCCCAGAACCTCGAACATAAAGGATGGAAAGCCATGACAGGTCAAACTCAACACGACAAAATCATGAAGCACTTGAAGAAAGCTGGATCGATCACCGTGCGTGAAGCGATGGTGGAATACTCAGTGTCCTCACTCCCCAAGCGTATCCAAGAGCTACGCGAGTTAGGTAACGAGATCGTTTCTAACGTCAAGTTCCATCCCATCACGGGTCAGAAATACACGCGATACACACTCAATTCCTAACCCAAGGGGGCCGCTATGAGCATTTATGTAGGCGACATCGAGACTGATGGACTACTGGACACTCTCACCAAGGTACACTGTCTTGTTCTCCAAGACGTAGATACCAAAGAGGTGTTCTCATACGGCCCCAACGAAATTCAAGAGGGGCTTGATCGAATGAAAGGTGCTGATGGTTTAATCTTCCATAACGGCGTAGATTTCGACTTCCCCGCTCTCGAAAAGGTTTACCCTGATTTTCACGTTGATCGTGACAGGGTAATCGACACCCTAGTTTGCACCCGACTTATCTGGACTAACCTAAGTGACACGGATAGTCCCAGAATTAATTCAGGTAATCTAGAACCACGGCAACGTGGGTCTCACGCCTTGATGGCTTGGGGCAAGAGGCTAGGGGTCTTGAAGGGTGACTTCGGTCAATCTACGGATTGGGCTGAGTGGTCACCGCAGATGCAGGAATACTGCGAACAGGATGTAGCTGTCACTTTAAAACTGTGGGCAGTAATCTCAGCGAAGCAATACTCTCCAGCGGCACTTGATCTTGAGCATAAAGTTGCTTGGATCGTGTCGGAGCAAAAGCGTCATGGTTTTCTATTTGACGTAGCTAAGGCAGAGAAACTTCTGATGCACCTTCAAATGGAACGTGCAAAAATTGAGACAGACCTACATACTATATTCGACCCGTGGTATTCTGCTGTCGAAGTAAAGACACCCAAGCGTACAATCAACTATAAGTCCGTTGATCGTGCGAGTGTAACTGAGGGTTGTCCTTACACAGTTGTTAAGTTGAACGTGTTCAATCCTAACAGCCGTTTGCATATAGCAGATCGACTTACCAAGAAGTATGGTTGGCAACCGAAAGAGTTTACTCCAGATGGCCGTGCTAAAGTAGACGAAACAGTTCTCTCCAATCTCACTTACCCAGAGGCGCAGTCTATCGCTACCTCGCTCATGATCCAGAAGAGGATCGGACAGCTAGGTGAAGGTAAGAACGCATGGTTAGCTCTCGTAGGTGATGACAGCCGCATACACGGCTCTGTTAACACCAACGGGGCTGTGACGGGGCGCATGACGCATATGTTTCCAAACACGGCCCAGACACCTTCAGTCGGCAAACCATACGGCAAAGACTGCCGTGAATTGTTCACAGTACCTGAAGGTAAGAAGCTCGTAGGCGTTGACGTTTCAGGTTTGGAACTTCGTATGCTTGGTCACTTTCTCGCTGCGTTTGATGGTGGTGCATACGGCCACGAAGTGGTCAACGGTGATATCCATACAATCAATATGAAAGCTGCGGGTCTGCCTGACAGATCAGCTAGTAAGCGTTTTATTTATGGATTTCTTTACGGGGCAGGTGCTGGCAAAATAGGTGAGGTGGTAGGTAAAGGTCCCAAAGAGGGCCAGAAGCTAAAGACAAAGTTTCTAGACCAAACACCAGCGTTAGCCAAGCTGATCACAGCGGTAACTAAAGCATCCAAACGTGGTCACCTAGTCGGTCTTGATAAACGTATCCTCCATTGCCGTAGCTCTCACTCAGCCCTGAACCTTCTTTTACAAAGTGCAGGGGCCTTGGTTTGTAAGCAATGGGCCGTTGAGATGGATAAGGTCCTCACTGAGCGTAACCTAAAGCACAAGTGTCAGGTCGTGGCTAACATCCACGATGAACACCAATACGAAGCTGACGAGGACATTGCTGAACTCGTGGGTGAACTAAGCATCCAAGCGATCAAGGATGCAGGTAAACATTTCAACTTAAAGGTGGAGCTAGATGGCGAAGCAAATATCGGGAAAAACTGGTACGAGACCCACTAAAAAACCTCAACCAAAACCTAAGGCTCCTTCAAAACTATGCGAGACTTGTCTGTACATCGATACACAAGGGTCAGACAGGTTTCGCACACATTACTGCCACAGGTATCCGACAACTGAAATTGTAGCTCCAAGCTACTGGTGTGGGGAATGGAGACCTAAAGATGACTAGAATGGTACTGATCGATGCTGACATAACCATATACAGGGTGGCAGCGAAGAACGAAGAACCCACACGGTTTGATAACGGATTGTGGGTGCTTTGGTCGGACGAGGCGAAGACTACAAAAGATTTCGATGAAGCGATTGAGAATATCGTGGAGACAACAAAAGCAGATGACTACCTGTTATGCCTAACGTCCAAGAACAACTTTCGTAAAGATATCCTGCCGTCTTACAAAGGTAATCGCAAAGACACACGAAAGCCCATGCTACTGCCGTTTCTCAGACAGCACGTTATTGAGAACTATAAGTATGACCTTCGTGATGGTCTGGAGGGTGATGATCTCATGGGTATCCATGCGACAAACCCAAACGCTGTGGGTGAGCAAGTAATCTACTCCGCTGATAAAGACATGAAGACTATCCCATCCAAGCTGTGGGATCAGACTTTCAACATTGTTGTTGATGTCAGTGAAGAAGAAGCTGACCGTAACTGGTTAACCCAGACGCTCACAGGAGACCCAACGGATGGCTATAAAGGCGCAAATAAGATCGGCGCTGTCGGCGCTAGGAAAGTCCTAGACAATGACTGTAGTTGGTCAGCCGTTGTCGCTGCGTTCATAAAGCAAGGTCATACTGAAGCAGAGGCCCTGCAACAAGCTCAGGTAGCGCGGATACTGCGGTACGATAATTACGATCTAACAACTAATACTATAAAGGTGTGGACCCCATGAACCCATTCGATGTTGTTGAACCTGTTGACGGTGATATCGTTAACAAACCTTCCCATTACACACGTTATGCAATCGAGCCTGTGACGTTCATTATGCGTAATGATCTACCGTTCCACACAGGTAATATTTGTAAGTATGCCGTCAGGGCAGGGTTCAAGTTGTATCCTGATCAGACAGCGGTTGAGAGTGAAATCACAGACCTCAAGAAAGTCATCCGTTATGCAGAAATGCGTATCAATTTACTTCAAGGTGAAATGGAACTTTAAAGGTGCGTAAGAAAACCTATAATGACAAAGTGCGAGAGGCTTCCGATAACACAAAGGTACAGCCTCTCGTACCAAAGAACCCCGCTCAGAAAAACTACATCGAGTGTATCAACCGTTTCCCGCAGATATTCGTTACTGGTCCCGCTGGGACAGGTAAGACATACATCGCTGCGGCTATGGCGGCTGATATGTTCTTACGAAAAGATGTAAAGAAGATCATCTTAACTCGCCCAAATATTCCCGCAGGTAAGTCTCTGGGATTTTTTGCAGGTACTATCGAGGACAAGATTGCGCCTTGGGTAATCCCGCTCACTGAGGTTCTTGAACAACGACTTGGTAAGGGTCGTTTCGAGATTGCTATGAAGCGTAAGGATATCGAGATCGTGCCTTTCGAGGTGATGCGTGGTCGATCATTTAACAACGCCTTCGTTATCTTGGATGAAGGGCAGAACCTAACACCCCATGAGATGAAAATGTTTCTTACTCGGATAGGTGAGGACACAAAAGTGTTGGTGAATGGCGATCTTTTGCAACACGATCTCAAGGAAAAGTCAGGGTTAGCAGTAGCTATTGATCTGATTTTTAAACACAACATTGAAGCCGCTGTATGCCATTTCAACCATGATGATGTGGTAAGGTCAGGCATTTGCGCCCAATGGACCCGTGCTTGGGGATAATATTAACCGTTACTAGACCTAGAAGGGTGGTTTTATGACCCAAACCCCTATGATTGACAAAAATTTAATCGACTTCCTTTCGCGGATGTACCCTGATGTTTCACCAGAACTATCCATGTCAGAACGAGAGATATTCTTTCGGCGTGGTGCGGTTGATGTGATTAGAACATTGAATAGAATTTACTCAGAACAAAATGAGGATGTTCTAAATGTTGAACGGTGAGTCATTCCCGCTCGTATCAACTAAAGCGATAGATACTCTGTGGCC